ATTGTGTGCTAACCTAGAGAAAGTTGATCTTGAACCAGAACCAGAGTATAACTTTGATGTGACTTTACCTGATGGTCAAACTGTACGACCTGTACATTGTAAAACAATAGAACATTTAACTGATCAAAGAAAAAGAAGAAACTCAATAGCAAAGTATGCAGGTTTTGTACCACCATTACAGAAAGGTGGTGATGATCAAAAAGTATTAGACGCATTATTTAAAACACAAAAAGTTATGCCACCACCCGTAGGCACAACGCCAAAAGAAAAACTACACGACAATGTTTATCAAAAGATTATAGGACCCGAAGCTAAGAACGATGCATCATTTAAAACAGGTACAACTTTGATTCAAGAAGGTTATGCATATTTTAAATTTGATGTGTTCTACAAAAGATTAAAAAACAAAGGGTGGAGATACCAAGAAGATAAGACAGGATCAATGATGCTCAAGATATATAAAGATTGTGAAATAGATTTCTTAGATCAAAAAAGATTTCCTACAACACAAAAAGGTAAACACAATAGTCCTACTAAAAATGTTGTAATGATATCAGTTAAAAAATTTGACAAGATAAAAATCTATCACAAAGTAACTGAACACAAAAAGGATATACTATGATCAGAAAGATACTAGGACCACCAGGCACAGGTAAAACTACAAAGCTATTGAAGTATGTACAGACTTTTTTAAAACTAGGTACACCAATAGAAAGAATAGGATACTTTGCTTTTACTAAGAAGGCAGCTACCGAAGCAAAAGAAAGAATGCTTAAGTTGTTTCCACAATATGGTTATAGAGATTTAAAACATTTTCAAACTTTGCACTCACTAGCATTTACAAGTTTAGGTATGAAGAAAGATAATGTTATGCAGGCAGAACATTACGAAGAGATAGGTAAGACAATTGGTGTACAGGTATCTGTATATAAAGGCGGTGAAGAAGAAACAGGATACATAGATTCAGATAGTGAATACTTTAACTTAATAAACATTGCACGGATTAAAGACGTATCTACGAAGGATGAATACGATACTGATTTATACTCTGATGATATGGATTACAATCTAGTAGAAATTATAGAAGCAGAACTTAACAATTATAAAAAGTCTTTTGCTTTGTATGACTTTACAGACATGATTGAAAAATTTATAGGATCAGAATTATGTCCTAAGTTTGATGTAGTATTTATTGATGAAGCACAAGATCTGTCACCGATACAATGGAAGATGTACGATATTATAAAACAAAATACAAAGATAATGATTCTTGCAGGAGACGATGACCAAGCAATATATGGATGGGCAGGAGCAGATGTACAAAGATTCCAGGAAGAACCTGCAAAAGAAAAAATTCTACCACAATCATATAGAGTTCCAATCAGAGTTCAACAAGTAGCAGACTCAATCATATCTCAGATAGACACAAGGATCATGAAACTATGGAACCCTAGAAATGAAGAAGGACATTGTGAAGAAGTGTATGATCTAGATGAAGTTGATCTAACACAAGGTAGGTGGTTAGTTCTCGCAAGGACAAACTATCGTTTAATAAAAATGAAACCCTATCTAATGGAGCGAGGTATATACTTTGAATACAAAGAACGAAAAAGTTTTAGTGCTAAACTATGGAAAGCGATTAGAGATTTTTCAAGATGGACATCGGGTGCACAACTTACAGCACCTGAAATAAAAGATATATTTGATTACACAGGCCATGAGTTTGTAGGCGAAGAACATTTAAGTTATGACTGTGAATACTTTGATATTGATTCAAACGATACATGGTACGAATTGTTTAACGCAGACCCCGAACAAGTTTTATACATAAGACAAATGTTAAGTAACAAAGAAAAACTTTCTGAAGGAGCAAGAGTAAAACTATCTACAATACATTCAGCTAAAGGTGGAGAAGCTGATAACGTATTATTAATTTTAGATAATACAGAAAAGATACGTGAAGCAATTGAAAAGAGTCCTGAGAAAGCAGATGAAGAACATCGAGTTTGGTATGTGGGAGTTACTAGAACAAAACAAAACTTATACATAATGGCAGCTAAGGAGGATAGATTAGGTTATGACATCGAAGGCATATAAAAAACAAGTTGGAGGATCTCATTATCGAGATATGAAAATTCAACCAAGTCAATTTATAAATGAGAACAAGTTGCCTTTTGCAGAAGGGTCAGCTATAAAGTATATATGCAGACATGCTGCCAAAGGAAAGGAACAAGATATACATAAAGCAATACATTATTTAGAAATGATAATTGAAAGGGATTACAAATGAAGATACCAAAGTTTGAAGCACAAACTGAATGGGTCAAACCTACAGAATTTCCTGACTTAAGAAGAGTTGATGAGATTGCAATTGACTTAGAAACAAAAGACCCAGGACTAAAGGAACGGGGATCAGGGTCAGTCATAGGTGATGGTGATGTTGTGGGCATCGCTGTAGCTACATCTCATTACAAAGGATACTTTCCTATTGCACACGAGGGCGGTGGTAATATGGACAGACAAAGAGTTATGCTTTGGTTAAAAGATGTACTTGAATCTCAATCTACAAAAATATTTCACAATGCAATCTATGATGTGTGTTGGTTGCGAAGACTAGGACTTAAAATAAATGGTGACATTGTTTGTACAATGATAGCAGCAGCGGTCACCGACGAGAACAGATTTCGTTATGATCTCAATAGTTTAGCGTGGCATTACCTTGGCTATGGTAAAAACGAATCGGCTTTATCAGAGGCTGCAGAGAGTTGGGGCATTGATCCTAAGGCGGAGATGTACAAACTACCTGCAATGCACGTCGGTGGATATGCAGAACGAGACGCAGAGATCACACTTGGTCTTTGGCAAGAAATGAAAAAAGAAATATTACATCAAGACCTAGAAGATATTTTTGATCTTGAAACAGAATTGTTTCCTTGTCTTGTTGATATGAGATTTAAAGGTGTACGTGTAGATACTGAACGTGCACATCAAATGAAAAGTAATTTAATAAAACAAGAACAAGATCTATTAAAAAAAATAGAAGGCGAAACAAATATATATCCACAGATATGGGCAGCTAGAAGTATTGCTCAAGTGTTTGAAAACTTAAAGATACCTTTTGAGAGAACAGAGAAAACAGATGCACCATCATTTACAAAAAACTTTCTACAAGAACACGAGCACCCAGTGGTAAGAATGATTGCACAAGCAAGAGAGGTAAACAAAGCACACACAACATTTATAGATTCTATTCTAAGATACGAACACAAAGGTAGAATTCATGCAGAAATAAACCAATTAAGAAATGCAGGAGGAGGCACAGTTACAGGTAGGTTCTCTTATCAGAATCCAAATCTTCAGCAAATTCCTGCTAGAAACAAGGATCTAGGACCTATGATTAGGTCATTATTTATACCCGAGGAAGGCCATAGATGGGGTGTATTTGACTATTCTCAGCAAGAGCCTAGGTTGGTAGTGCATTATGCTTCTTTATATAAATTACCTTCTGTATACGATGTTATAGATGCCTATCAAAATGACCCTAACGCAGACTTTCACCAAACAGTTGCTGATATGGCAGACATACCTAGATCACAAGCAAAGACAATTAACCTTGGTTTGTTTTATGGAATGGGTAAAGGTAAACTTCAAGCTGAACTTGGAGTATCAAAAGAAAAAGCTTCAGAACTATTTAATACTTATCATGCAAAGGTACCCTTTGTTAAACAGTTGATGAGTAAGGCATCTAACAGAGCTCAAGACAGAGGACAAATAAGAACTTTACTTGGAAGATTATGTAGGTTCCACTTATGGGAACCAAATAGTTTTGGTATGCATAAAGCTATGACACACGAAGATGCACTCAAAGAACATGGACCAGGGATCAAACGAGCTTACACCTACAAAGCTTTAAATAAACTTATTCAAGGTAGTGCAGCCGACATGACAAAGAAAGCTATGTTAGAGTTATATAAAGAAAAGATAATACCACACATACAAATTCACGATGAATTAGATCTATCAATAGAGAGTGAAGATGAGGCAAAAAAAGTTATTGAGATTATGGAACATGCTGTTACACTAGAAGTTCCTAATAAAGTTGATTATGAACATGGAAACAATTGGGGGGAAATAAATGATTAAACAATACTATGATAAATTTATGGTATGGCAGTTACACAATAGAAGAGAAATTGTGTTTGCTGTAGCAGGTTTTATTGTTGGCGCATTAATATTTTAATGACCTATGGCGTATTTAAATGTAAATATACCGCCAACATATGCACAAATAAAAAGAGAATACCTTTATGATCTTAAAAAACATCATGGAGAAGTTGAGGACTGTATTATATTTGGTCTATCAGCCCTTACTGGTCGTGCTATACTATGGCATGCTATTATGGAAAACGGTGCAATATTTTATCGCTTACCAATTAGCGCGTTTATTCAAAAGGGATTTGACCCACGCGGAGTGCCCGGAAGAAGACTTGATG